GGTAGTACCCTGGACTTGTGTTGGTGGGAGGTTCCCGGGAATTACCCCGGGAGGACCGAAAGGAGCTACGATGCTACTATCGGTGAGGTTCCCTGAAACGTAAGTCAAGGGAACTCCGGACCGTAACAGGTTCCGGCATATGGATTGAAGAGTTTTACCCGAAGCCGGGGAAGCCTAACACAGGCATCCCCGACGATCTGGTGCTCTCTCAGCCGTACTCAACCGTAGTAGGGAGTCAGGTAACTGACTCCGAAGGGCACAAATTCAGAAGACTTAGTGCTTCTTCTGGAGATGTGGGTGGTCCCTTCAGCACTGTAAAGAGGTACTTCGTTGGTCACCCGACCAACGTGAGTATCTCCGCTTACAGTGAATCTGGAGTGACCGGCAACTGGGCGCGTACAACCACTTTTAGTGGAAGTATGCTTCCGGTTAACCCCTCGTCTATCGCCTTCCCTCCGTTGAGTAATTCGACGGATACCAGCCTTGAACAGCTGGGAACAAAGGCGATAGTGGTCACGAGGCCCTCTCTGGGCGACGCTGACCTAGCTGTAGCCATTGGTGAATTGCGGGAGGGTTTTTCTACCTTCGGCTTTCACCTCTGGGAAGAGATGATCGATACCCTAAGAAGTGCGGGTAAAGATTATCTCAATTTACAGTTCGGTTACGCCCCACTCGTCTCCTCTATAATGGAGGCGGCGAATGTTATCGCGTCTGCTGATGAAGCAATTCGTCAGTTTAGGCGCGATGCGGGGCGCGTTGTACGGCGCCGCATGGAGTTTCCATCGTCCGTCAGCCATGCTTCAACCTCAGTATACAGTAGCGTCCGACCTTATATAGGCGGACGTTCTGGATCTGGGATTGTTTCAGGGCCGACTGGGACTGTGTTCCGTTTGCGAAAGACCACCAAGCGTCAATGGTTTTCTGGTGCCTATACTTACTATCTTCACAGAGGGGATGACTCCTCAATGTGGAGTAGTGACATACGCACCCGTGCGTCGCTGATAAAGCGGCTCACGACACTGACGCCTGAAGCTCTCTGGAACTTAGCTCCCTGGAGCTGGGCTACCGACTGGTTCGCAAATGTTGGAGATGTAATTTCCAACATGACTGCGTTCGCAGGCGATAATCTGGTTTTGCGGTACGGATATCTCATGGAGCACTCCATGATTGAAGATACCTATACCCGGAATGATATTTCCGCTGGGTCCTTCCAACTCATAACTGAGTCAAAACGAAGGATCAAGGCAAACCCCTTTGGGTTCG